TATCAAGGACGGGCTGCGTCATAACCGGATTCTCAATCTGTATTCCTACAGTGCCCACGCCGGAAAGTAATGTTACGGTTGCCGTATCGCACTGGATTCTGCCAAGCTTGAACAGACTTTCGCTTTTTTTCAGATCATCATAATATCTGGATGTAGATATTTCATAATCCGCCTGTTCATACCAACGAAGTTCAATTTCACCATTTCGATTAATGACACAATATTTTCCATAGAACTGTGCAACATATCCCAAGGCATCCTGCATGGTATATCCGTCGAATGGGTTTACATAATTCCCTTGTGTGATTTCATTGCCTTCGTCATCATACGTTGTTTCCGTTTCTTTCCAACGCTTCGGAATTTTGACACCGGACGGGAGATTATCAATGCTGCTTGCAAGCGGTACACCAGACATGTTACTAATCTCTTTCAGCACTTCTTTTCCGTCTGCCGGGTATTCCAATTTACTTACATATGCTTTTGAAAACTTCACATACATCCTGTCATATGCACAAAAATTGATAATTCCGTCATCATTATTCACTTTTTCCGGTGTGAATTTTCCAAGGTCACAGTATATATACTCCGTACCGGACAATACTCCGATCTGTAACGTTATTTCTTTACTTTCGAGAGAAATGGTTGTTGCTTCCATTTTGACTTGTACACTGGCTGCCACAGCTCCGCCGATACTGATATGAGCAGAATTGTTCGAGGCAGCATGAAGTGCAAAACTTTTGATACCCTCAAAAATATCTTTCCCCAGAACGACTCTTGCCTTAAATGTTCTGCTGTCCTGCTCTACTGCATTTTTGAATATTTCATTAACTTGAAGCATTTTGTACCTCCCTCCTGATGATTATTTTTCAATCAGGTTTACCGTGACACCTACATACCGTGGCTTCCCCCCGACATAGGTATATACCGGACATGTAAGATCGCCTGCATACATATTTACTGTAATGTTCTTTCCAGTCTTAGGGCTTCGGAAAGTTACATTGAAAAATGCTGGTTCAACAGCCGCTTCTACTGTTACCATCTGTGCATCTGTAAGCGGCAGAAACTCAATTTCCAACTTCCATTTCAGGGCTATAATATCGCCGGTCATTGTTCCATCTGCTCCACGCCCTGCATTTTTCGACCAGATCTTATTTCGTGAAATTTTCAGACCATTTAATTTCGGTTCCGGCATGGCAACGCCGTCGATCGTGATGGATGCGACCATTTTTTGTCACCTCATTTCTTCAAAAAGTACCGCCCTTTCGGACGGTACCGGTTAAACCAATATCGGGCATACGCCTGTCGATTTTGTTCTGTGATTGATTTCTTCTACGACTACGTCTGTGACCTTTCGACCGCCAACGTAGATATTGAATGTAGGTGTTTCGTTCTGAGACTTTCCGTTCTTTGCTGACTGCATAGAAAACGCTGCCATAACAGCTTTATATACACCTTGTTCAATACCCGCTATAATTTGCTGCTGGTTTGCGACGGTAGTTTTATTTCCCATCTTTCCTACCAATTCAGGACCAGCTTCATTTGCCATGAACATTTCTCCTGTTTTTGGAAATCCACCGCTTGCATACCATTCAACATCCAGTTTTGGTATCTGAAATGTTTTTCCCAGAAATTTATATGGTGATGTGCTGAATTTCAAATGCGGCAATGCAAAATGAGGTATTGATATTTTCCAGTTCACAACCTTATTTACCAGCCAGTCTTTCGCCTGACCTAAAACACCGGAAACCTTGTCCCAAGCACCTACGGCATTTGCTCGGAAAGTAGCTGTTTTGCTTTTAACGCTGTCATACAATGTACGTGCGTTACGTGCTATGCCGCTCCAGTCACCCGAAGCTCTTGCAGTATAATCTGCTGCTCTATTCTTGATATTTCTTCCGAATTCCCCAAGATAATTTTTGATTCTGTCCCAAGCACCGCGTGCGTTCGCAGTATAATCAGCTGACTTACTTTTGATTTTATCAACAACTGTTCTCCCATATGCTTTCAGTTTATTCCATGCACCTACAGCTTTTGCTTTGAATGTGTAAGTGGTATTTTTGGCCTGATTTTTCACTTTGTCCAATGCCGCATCGAGTTTATCCCATCCGCCTTTTAACGTTGCTGAAACGTTAGCAACGATAGAGTTATTTTTTACTTTATCCCAGGCACCTTGAACGGAATCCCATAAATCTTTTCCAGTACTTAAAACTTTCGCACCTATACCCAATACTTTGTCGCCCAGATTATCCCAGGCATCTTTAATGCCACTCCAGATTTTTTTTGCAATTTCTGCAATATTTCCTGGAATATCCGCAATGCCTTGCAATAATCCTGCAATACATTGTTTGCCTAAATCCGCAAATACTGTTGAAGGTGAATGAATGCCGAATGCTTTCTTAAAACCATCGACAAATGGATCTAAAATATTTTCCTTTATCCAATTCCCTACGTTTTCGAGTGCGTCCGTAATTCCTTTAAATATGCCTTTTACGAGGCTTCCACCGCACTCGTCTTTTTTCTCCATGAAGTAATTGTAGATTTCACCTGGAATATCCCCCAGCAATCCGGCCACAAAAGCTGCTGCTCCACCTGCAATACTTCCTGCTGCTTCGGCCGCTTTCTGCAAGATTCCTTTCCAGTCAACAGCCAAGATTGCAGTCTTAACGGATTCTCCGAGATTCTTCCAATCCACATTCTGTACCGCCTCACAAAAGGATGTAAGAAGACCTTTCATCGTATCGGAAGCTGTTTTTCCAAGCATCGACCAGTCTATGTTTTTGATAGTACTGTCAATAGTTTCTCCAACAGATTTTCCGAATTTACTCCAGTCAAAATTGGTCACAAAGGTAGAGGCTGTTCCTACTGCAGTATTCACACCTTCTGCAATCGTCTTTCCTACAAGTCTCCAATCTGTTCCTTCCACGAAACCATTAAGGAATGTTGCTACTGATTTTGCAATCTTATTGCAGGTCTTTTTGATATCATCCCATGGGATATTTTCAAGGGCCGCATTAAGCTTCTGTCCGGCAATTTTTCCTATTTCCGTGAAATCTGCGTTTGCCCATGCATCCTTGATCATCTGGGCGAAATTTGCATATTTATTTGTAACTTCGTTCTCTTCGAAACTTCCGCCGTCACTTCCGGATGATCCACCGGAACTGCTTTTGCTGTCATCATCCAGCTTATTGATCTCATCAAACCCCATCAGGGATTTTTTGACCTTATCTGCCGCATTAGCTGCAGAATCACCGGTCTTGTCCAGACTGGCGGCATAATCTTTCTGCACCTTAGAGGCAGTAGTGTATGTCTTCTGTCCAGTAAGAGCTGCAAAGAACTGCCCAACAACATTGCATGCCTGCACCAGATAATTTATCAGCGTTGATAATGCCGGTGTGATCGTATTGAGAATTGGGGAAAATGCAGTCGCAAGGCTGTTTTTCAACTGCTGCAATCCGCCTGATAATTCTGAAAGATTTGCGTTTGTTTCGCTGTTCTTCTTTGCAAGGTTCTTGAAACCATCTACCAGGGCATTTCGAAGCTTGCTGAACAATACATA